CCAGTCGTTGTTGGTGATCTCGCCCAGGACGGTGCTCTTGTAGAACTTGACCTGGAGCTTGCCCGACCAAACCTCGGGGATGAAGTTGGAGCCGGACGAGCTGGCGTAATCCCCAGCGTTGCTGGAGCCGTAGTAGTTGCTAGATGCGGTAACGGACATGATTCAAACCTTTCGGTACTGATCAGTCGGCTTATCGAACTCGTTTTTCTCGAATCGCCAACTGAATTTCTGCGTCGATAGCAGCAGCATCCGCATCAGAGATCTCGCCTCTCCGGTCTCGAGCGTAGAAATCTGCGATCTCTCCGCGAGTCCAGAGCTTCTTGCCCGCTGGCGCCTCGGGGGTCCGAGTCGCTACCGGCACAAGTTGCGAGTCCAGCGAGTTGGTAGCTGCTGCCGCTTTGTTTTGCTGAACCTTTTTGAACGCATTGAAGAATCTGGCAACGCGATCCGCATCGCGCTTCCCTTCAGCCTCCGACAGAATGTCTTGGCGCGTGTAGCCGGTGATCTCGTCGATCTCACTCAGCCACGTATGGAAGTCGGGGTCATCGTTGATCGCCATCCAGTCCGGAACCGACGAGGCCAACTTCTCATAAAAGCCGACCTCTTTGTTCTGAACCAGAGTCGAATCGAGCGACTCCAGCCGTTTCTTGAGTTGGGCGATCTCGTCGTCTTTACCCTGAACCTCTTCCCGCGCTGCGCGGCGGATCAGGTCTACGAGCGGCTCACCGTACTCATTCACTTCCTCCGGCTTCACCAGCGATTCCTTCGGTTTCGCGAGCGATGCCTTGAGCGCCTCCACTTCTTCGGTCAGGCTATTCAACTTGCCATCACGCTCTTTGAGCGCCGCATGCAGTCGTGGAACCTCGGCGTTGTACTTGCCGTGCAGCGTCTTGTACCTTGCTTCCCACTTGTCGTCTCCCTCTGACGGAGGGGTGGCCGCGGGTGCGGGGGTTGCCTGAGCTGCTGGTTCACTCGGAGCCGGCGTATTGGCCGGAGGGTCCGAAGCAGGAGGATCACCTGGCGGGGGATCTTGCTGCTGCTGCTGTGGCTGTCGAGCCTGTTGCAGTCGTTGAAGAGCTTCGTCTGCCTTTCTTTCCGCCTCGAGGACGGCACGTGGTAGGTTCAATTCAAACTCCTTGAGCCTTCACTTCGTGTCAGGGGCCTCTGAGGGTTTTCCCTAATACTTCGATCCGGTGTTCTCGGTTGCCAGCGATACCGCCGCTGGTCATGCGGTTGCCCCAACGGGGCGGGTTACTTCATTTTTCGGAGGATGTCTCTTGCGAGCTGCTTCTTTTCCAGAAACTCAGCCAGCGCTTGAGACGCTCCTTGATTCCACCGAGACTGAACTTCGTCGCGAGTGGCGTCGTTCGTGCTGCGAATTTGGCCCAAAGATTCTTCAAGCCAGCTACACACCACTTCAAAATCACTGTTCCCTCCCAGCGAGGCTAACGATTGGAGAACTGTAATTGGTGGTTTCGCAAGCATGTGCTTACTTCTTGTAGTCCTGTCGGCTGCGGACCCCAGGACCCAAGTTGTACGTGCATTCGTTGGGGGCGCCGTAACCACCGATGACCAGGCCACCGTCAGCCATCTTCTCTGCGCCGGCATACTGAGCGGGGCTCATGCGGCCAGACTTGATGGCGTCGGCGTTGCGCTTGATTTCCTTCGCGCTGTGCTCGCCTTCGCTCTTCTCGCCGGCCATGTACTGAGCCTTGCTGATCTTGCCGCTCTTCAGCGCCTTGGCTTCTGCCATTTCCTCGGAGCGGCTCTCTTTGCCTTGAAACATCTTGGTTGCCATGACTGGCCCTTTCATTGAACTAGGTTCGCCGCTTGACCGCCGGCGGGGTTCCCTGCGACATCGAGTGTCGCTGGGGCTTGAGCTTGTTGTTGAGCCTGCTGTTGAGCCATCTGCTGCATTTGCATGGCCTGTATCTGCTCCTGCTTGAACTCGAGCTGCTCGTTGGTGGGCACGATCTTGTCGGTGTCCATCTGGAGAGACTCGGCAACCTCGCGCAGCAGGTAGGCGCGTCCTTGCGGCCCGACGATCTGGAGATCAACCGGGTTGGCCGTGGCTTGCAGGAACTCGTTGCGACGCATCTGCAACTGCTCCTTGGCCACCAGACCCATGGCGCCCTTGGCCATGACCTTGAAGTCGCCCTTGGCCGAAATGTCCGGGTCGTAGATCATGTTGTGGACGTACAGTCGGTTGACGATAGACGCCACAACGGTGTCCACCGAAGCGATCGCTGACTTAATACCCTTCGCCGCGTTGTCCATCAGCATCGACAGACCGGACGCCGTGCGACCTGCACCACCCGTGGCGCCGCTGCCGTACACATAGTTCGGGATGCCGGTGACCTCGTCGGCCTGGCGCATGTAGAACTGATAGACGTTGAGCAGCTCCGCCGCATTCATGTTCGGCTGGAAGAAGCGCACAGCCGGCTGACCACCACCGGTGCGATCGCTGGTCGTCTGCCAGATCTTCCAGGGGAACATCGACGTCACGTCTTCGCCGTCCGGCAAACGATCGACGTGGATCTCAGCCTGGGGACCAGACGCCACGCCCATGTTGTTGGCCAGGCTGCGAGCCGCCGCGTTGCACATGATCTGCACGTCGCGCATCACTTCGCCCAGAGCCACGCCCCAGAAGGAGCCAGGCACCGGAACCCACTGTGCGATCTCGTAGGGGCGGGCGCCCAGCGGATCCGGGTTGAGCGACACCTTGATGATGAAGGGGCCGATCTGCCAGACGTTGACCTCGTACTCTTTGTACGGGTCGAGCTTCTTCTTGAAGCCCCAGTCCATGAGCATCTTGCCGCTGACCGAGCCCCAGAACTCCAGAGCCTCGATCACTTCCTTGGTGTACAGACGAGAGTGAGGCTTGCCCTCGAGGCGGTCGCGCTCCTGGTCGCCCATCAGCCACTGACGGAAACCCTGGTCGCCAAAGCGATCGAGCACCTGGTCGATGTCCTTATCGCTGTACCCAGGGGTGCCACGCATGGCTTGCAGGCTGGAGCGGGTCAGGCGGTGACGCTCGATCAGGTAGCCGTCGTTGACGTTGCTCGAGTTGGGCGAGGGGAACATATCGTGCGGCGACACGCGCTCGGTCTGGCGCACGTAGTCGTTCACGACGACCGGCTGGAAGCCCTGGCCCCAGTGCATCGTCTTTTTGCGACGCACGACCGGACCTTTCAGGATGGCGGTCGGGTAGGTGACGAAGTCGTCAATGAACTCGCGGAACGCAACCTCGAAGCCGCCAGCGGTGAGCTGGTCCTCGATCTTGTTCTCCATGCGGTTGGCGCAGCGGTCGGCCTCCTCGCGCATGCGAGCCATGATGGTGTCGTGAACCTGTTCCATCCGGACGCGGAAGGCTTCAGGGTGAACCTGGCCACCAGCCTGGACGAACTGCTGCATCTCCATCTGCACGAGCTCAACGATGCCGGCGGAGATCTCGGGCGGCAGCTCGGGCTCTTTGGACGGCTGGAGCTCGTAGGCACGACGGCCACCGCCGAGCATGACGTCCACAATCCAGTTGGCAGCGGCACGGGCCTTGATGTCCGTGATCCGCATGTATATGTCGGATCCGCCAGTCTTGGCGATCTCCATGGCCTTGTCCGGATCGTAGACGCCGCGGCGCTGGCGCTCGCACTTGAGCAGGCGCTCGGTGGTCTCGGTCTTGGAGAACTTGGCGCGCTCCCAGCAATCCGTGATGTGGCGCGAAAGGCCGGAGTACAGGACATCAATCAGGTCATTCTTCTGAGTAACCTTGATGTCCACTTCTGTTGGAGGCGTTGCTCCGAGCATTCCAATTGCAAGTCCGTTCATGTTCAGGTCCATCCCCTGCTGGATGCTTGTACGACCGATCGCGCCCTGGCAGGACGCAGGCCGTTACGCACCCGCATGCACAAATACTGAAGAGCGTCATGAGGATGCGAAAAAGCATCCTTGACGGGACGGTCCCTGTATCGCGCAGCGCCTGAACTTTTCACGCGCTCATACCGGTAGCGACCATTGAATCCTTTACGCAACGCCGAACAACGTGGGTCCAACAACAGACCCGGCCCGCCGTCGATCATGCGTGTCAGGAAGAATGCAACCGATTCTCGCCGGGGTATCCAATCATTGGTTGGCGCGGGCTCGGTTGGGATGCCCAGCTCGAACAGCTCCTGGAGACAGGTGCGCTCGTCGGTCTGCGCCCGGATCTGGCCGGCGGGGTCGCCTTCCGAGAACCTGGTGAAGCCGTTGTACTTGTTGGTCAGGATGGGGCGGACGACGTCAGCGGTGAACTGGCGGATACCCATATCCTCAGCAATGATCTCTTCCAGGATCCGGAGCTGCCCGTTGGGCATCTGCTGGCCGATGATGCAAGCCGGAGTGAGACCGAAGTCCCAGCCCAGGATGATCGGCAGGCCGCGCACCGGCTCGAGGTGCTTCTCGCTGACGTGAACCCGATCGTTGAACTCTGGGAAGACGGGCTTGCCGTCTGAGGTCGTGCCGTAGTTTCCGAGCAGGAAGACGTTGATCCAGCCGTCCTGCTTGCCGCCGATCTGGCGCATGTAGTACTCATGGCCAGACGGTAGGTTGTCGATGTTCTCGGCTTCCGGGTTTGGATGGTAGGCGCCGTCCTCATCCCGATACAGACCGCCAGGCTGACGGAAGAACTGCCAGCCCTTGGGGGTGTCGAGCTCCGCGATCTGGTAGTACCAGTGGTCGTCGTCCGGCGGGTTGGTGTCCATGATCACGCCGGTCCAGGAGGGGCCACCCTTCAGCTTGGACGGGTAGCGACCCACACGCTGAGTACACATATCGAAAACGCCCTTGGAGATCTCGGACGCCTCGTTGATCCACACGCCGGTAAGTTCCAGGGAGCGCAGCTTTCCGGTGTCCAGCTCGGAGTCAAGCGCCAGAAAG